TCATAGGTTCACCCATACCTGGCCTTCGCTGACCTCAAGGATGCCATCAATTTGTTGGTTGATTTCGCTGCCTCTCAGGGCGTAAGTCACCTGAACATGTAAGGTATTGGGCAAGTCCGTTCTCTGATTGACCTGAATCACCGTGATTTCCGCGCGTGGTTCATAGCGCAGTACCCGCTCTTCAATTCGAGTTTGGATTTCTGCTATCAGTGCATCATTGATATTGGCAAACAGATAATCATTCAGGCCACAACCATAATCTTCACGCATAATGCGTTCGCCGGGTTCAGTGAGAAACAGAATTTTCATGCTTTGACGAACATTCTCTGCTCCTGATGCCATTTGGACACCGGTGGGTATTTCTGGATGCGTATTATCTTTAATAAAAAATTGTGGCGGAAAGGCCCAACCCCGGCCATAAATATCGGCTAATATGTTGTCTGTCATTTCGCTGTCCTATTATTGTGTTAAGTTAATTTTCGCACCTTTAATATCGACGCCGGACTTTCCAGCGGCTGACAGGGATTTTTCAGCCTGTATATTAATTTCCTGGGCTTTAGTGACGAGATTCTTCGCTGAATCTAGCGTGATATCTTTATCCTGTTGCAGTGATAATGCATGTTTTCCGCTATTAAGGGCGGCAATTTTATCTTGATGATTGAACACTAATGCTTGTTGAATATCCCCTTGTTTAATAACCAGCATTTTTATCGGATTTTTTTCACTGGGTGCTATTGGCGCTTTATTTTTCGGGTTGTGCATAGCGCCTAATATCACTGGGAAGCGGGGATCGCATTCGAAGAAACCGATAATCACCTCATCCCCCGGTTCCGGGTAGAAACAGAATCCGCTTTCATGACTGGCATAAGGTTTACCCAGTCGGGCAAAAATCACGCTGTTGGTTAAACTTAACGCCGGTATCCTGACCGGAATTCGGTCCAGCGACTGCTTGTCCTGTTGGTATTTTTCCACAATCCCCACATGCAGCTCTCTAACCTGCGGGACTGCCGGTTCTGTCTCTGGTAACAGGCCCAGAGTTAACCGGGTGCGCCAACCTTGCCGCTGATTGATGGTCTGACTGACGCCGGTGATGATGCCTTTGCCATCCATTCCCTGACCAAAACCGTTTAGTGCCAGAATATCCCCCGGTTGATAGCGGCTATCCCCCGCAACTTCAATATTGCCGGAAACGTTATGGCTTCGTAGGTGATTCATCATGCCTTGGGCAAGATATTTGGCTTGCTCGTTATCTTGCGGATAGCTAAAAACCCATTGCCATGCTTGATTGGTTAAAGTTGCCAGACTGTCTGGCGCGAGTTGACCACTGCCAAGCTCGCTGTTTTTTGCCTCAGTGGCCTGAGACAGTTTTTGTTGTGCGATATCCCAGGATTGTACGCTCACCGTTTTGGGGTTGTGTCGGTTATCCCATTGCAGATCTGCCTCAAACAGCACAATGTCTTGATCGCCGGCACGTTGCTTAATGGTATGCACGGTTGATTGATTAAGTGATTCCGGCGTTGCCAACGTGACAGTTTCGTTACCGGGTAATAACCAAATATTGGTCGCGGCCAACCGATTTTTTAAGAATTTCCAGTCATGGCAGCGAAACTGGACCATTTGCTCATGCTCAGTTTTAAGCTGAGGCGCCTGTTTTATCGTGACGGGTATACCTGCCTGACTGAATAGTTTTCTGATAATGGCTTCATCACTTTGCTGACTGAATAGCTGTGAATGGAAATTATCAGTGAGTTTTTGCAGTGGATGTTTCGCCGTTAGAGTAATCAGACTGTCCTGACCTTTGAACTTAAGCGCTTGCCGAACAATGATCCCCTTAAACAACACGGTTTTTTGCAGTTGCACGATCAGTGCTTGATTGGGCCGACAGCTTGTCAGTTCAGCTTGCGCTTTAGCGGTAAAAATCGCGTTGGCGTCGCCGGCTACGCTGAGAGTGATGTTGGCTGTGGGGATACCGTTGATTTGATGGTTTACGGTCAGACTAATGACAGAAAACTGGCTGAGTGTTTTTCCCGCTATTTTAATCTCTATCGCCGGTATTTTCATGCGCCCCCCTGTGCTTGTAGCGTTTGTCCCGGGGTGAAATCATCAAGATTATCCAAATCGTTTTGCCAGGCGAGGGAGAGATAATCAATACCGCCTGCCAGAGAAGCCCCGGCGCCTAAGGCGATTAACGGCAGAGAGAGCATATCGGTCACGCTGACTGCGGTGATTGGCGGTGATTTTAATTGTTGCTCAGTGGCTTGAATAACAAAGCTTTCGTCCGCGACTAAGGATAGGGTGGCGCTAGCCCGAAGTGGAGTCGCATCACGATCAAATAGGGTGTAATTAATCGCAAGGCCGCTGGCTCGGCAGGCGAAATAACCTTTGTTTTCCCAACGCATTTTGCCCCATTTGATTTTGAGGAAGTGGGGAACGCTGGTGCTGGCATCCACTGTACACAGGGCTTTCAGCGTCGCTAATTGGGTTTCTACCGGGATATTGTTGCCCGGCATGGTCGCGTCAAATAGCAGGACTAACGTCAAACCGGCGGGTTGCGATAGCACATAACGGCTGCTTTGGCTGGCATTGTTAACGCTTTCATCCTGTTGGTAGCGGGTTTGATAATCGAGCTGAATCCCATCAGGGTTATACATCGCTTGTAAGCTGCCTACGGAGATTTTCCCTTCCCGGTCTTTAAAGGCGGTCAGGGTGAGTTTGGACAGGCTGCGCTCAATTAAGCTCATAATGGCCTCCTGTTTCACGCAACGCCTCTAACACTTCCCGCTTGACGATCTCGATCAGACGGGCGTTATCCAGCGTCTCTTGAGCTAACGTCCGTGGGGTACCGGGTTCATTCACAGAATCGACGACTTTGGCCTGAATAATCAGCTCTTTAATTTCGACGGTCATACTTTCACTCCTAACCAGCGCATATCTTGATAACGCAGTTCCAGTGAGTTCACCAAAACGGTGTTGCTATTGGCGTCAAAGTCGCCGGTGGACCAGCGCACCGGTAGCGCGTTGCTTAATGTCCAGCTTGCCACGGGTAACGAATGTTCATTCAGTAACATAATCACGACATCGGCATAGACCGCTTTTTCGCCACGCAGGACGCGATCAAACACCAGCGTCAGCGGCGTCACAGTCATCACGCCACGCTCCAACACTAGGTTGCCGTGTTGGATTTTTTCAGCCAGCCAGGTATTTCTGGCGTTTTCCCCGCCCTGACTGTGTTGAGTCGTTTGCAGTTCACGGCTCAGGCCCGATATGCGTTGAAAGGCGATATCCAGTGGACTGGGAATGTTGTTAAAAAGAAAACTGGCGATAAAACGGTGTGACACTGCCGGGGTGTAGAGGTTGTTCATATTTTGCCTCTGTTTAACTTTTGCTGCTGTTTAACTTAGCGGGTGGTGCCGGTACGGGTATCGAATGTCAGGCTGAGCTCAATAAATTCGGCTGGAATTAAGACCGCGAGGCTGATTTTTATGATCATTTTTCCGGCCCGTATATCGGCTTCACTCATTGATTCACCCACACCCAATAGCACCTTGAACGCTTGATCTTCTTGGGTGCCTCGTAGCCCGCCGTTTAACCATAACTGACGCAGCCAGTTATAAGCTTGTCCTTTAAACTTCATCCAAGTGATAGCGTTATTGGGTTCAAAGACGAAGGCTCGGCCTAGTTGAGTCATATGGGCTTCGATATAAGAAACCAGACGACGGATCTGGATATAACGCCAGAGGGAACCGGGAGTGTTGTCCAAAGTTCGGCATCCCCAGATCCTAATGCCTTTGCCGGGAAAGCTACGAACCAGATTCAGTGAGGCGCCATCCGGGTTAAACAGCGCATTGGCTTCAATATAAGCGCGTACCGGGCTTATCACTTTGGCTAACGCGATATTGGCCGGCGCGGTCCATACGCCTTGTTGATTATCGTTACGCTGGATAATGGCAGCTACTGCGGCGGTCGGTGAAAGCACGATAGGATTTTGCGCTTTATCCTGATAGGCGCTTTTTAGTCGCGGCCAGTATACGGCGCCCCATTGTCGATCAGCGGAAGAGAATTGAGTTAAACACTCAGCGGCTAATGTCGGATCGTCCGGCGCATCCAATAACCCCATAATGCCACGTCGGCTCTTGCAAAGATTGAGCGCCGATTGCCAAAATTGTAACCAAAGATCTCTTTGGGTATAGGAAACCTCTGTCTGATTAAAGCGGATAACATCCGGGGTGATAATCAGGGTAATGTCGTTCTCTGCGGCAATCGTTTGAATCAGCCACGCTTGTTGCAGCGCGGTGATCAATGACGAAAAATCGCTTAATAGTTTCTCCGTACCCAATGACAGCACATAGGCTTGTTGACCGCCGTTTTCAAAGAAATGGCGCACGGAATAGTACATTAATCCTGACTCAGGAAATGACTGGGCAAAGTCGGCCAAGCTATTGAGTTTGATAGCGGTTTTATCGCTGTAGTTTTTATTGACACGGTTTTTATTGACCGGAGAAGGGGTATAACCAATAAAAACCGGTATACCGATAAACGTGTCATCCTGTTTTTGGGATATCATATTTTCTGTGACGGTGACGCTCGGCTGTGTTATTTCCATTATCGTCTCCTTAACGACTGAATAGACGCGGTGTTTAACCGCGTCTCAGTACGATTACTGTGCTACATTTTGTGAAAACTGAAGGATAATAAATTCAGCCGGACGTACCGCGGCCATGCCCACTTTGACAATCATTTTCCCTTGTTTAATGTCGTCGTCGGACATGGTGATACCTTTACCAATTTGAACAAAATAGGCTTCTTGTGGTTTATTTCCCGCTAATGCCCCTTGTTGCCATAAGGAATAGAGATAGTTGTCAATGGCCGACTTCACCCGTTCCCAGGTGGGCTGGCTGTTGGGTTCAAAGACGGCGGATTGCATAGCTTGTTTGATATCCCGCTCTGCGCTGTTAAAGAGACGCCGTACCGGAATGTAGCGCCAGTTGTCATCATTTTGCAGAGTACGCGCCCCCCAGACCACAAATCCTCGATGGTTGAAGTAGCGAATGGCATTGATACCTTGCTGATTCATGGCGCCTTGTTGATCGTCATTGAGTCGTTCAGTGACGTCGCTAATTCCGCTTAGCACGACATTCGCCGGCGCTTTCCAGACGCCGCGGCTGGCGTCAGTGGCGCAGTAGACTCCCGCCATGACAGCACTGGCAGGAATAGTGTTGCCGTTGGAGGCTATTTTGTCTTGTATTGCTTTAACCGCTTGTTGATAGACAGTGAGATTTTTCTGTTTGAGTTGCGCTAGATTTTTGACTTCGCTTGCTGCCGCATCTTCATAACCTGAAACTGCGATCAGACTATCTTCCACTGGAATAAGCTGTGAGACTTTTACCGCCGGATAGTAAGTTGCGGTTTGCGATTGCACATTAACGCTCGGTATGCTGGTTTTAGTTTGGCTGTCAGCAATCAGAAAATAGCCGGTATTCAATAATGCGGGTGTTAAGCTGCTGTATATTGCACTCTGGTAGGAAGAATCCTGTTCAGGGCAGACGATTAAGGTAATCTCCAGAGCTTGTTCAATTAACTCGGGGATTAATGCTGAAGCGGCAGTATCTTGGGGATTAGCGACTGGCAGGATATAACAAGGCCCACCGCCATTTTGAAAATAAAGTTTTACCGCATCGCTACTTGTTGTGTAGGTACCGACAGTCACAGCGTAAGTGTAACCGGAGCCTGTATCACCCGCGTTAACAGCGATATTGGTTGTTGTAGCAACAACTGCGGTATTGCTTTCAACATTCCCGGAAGGAGGAGAGGGCGGCGTTGGCGTTGGTTTAGTCGATGTTATGGCGATTGACGTAATACAACCGACATTAAATAGATTCGTAAAATCCAGCCAGCTACTAACACGTACTGCTTTTAGGGGGAAGCTAGTTTTTTTGGGCTGGAAGCGGCCGATAAAAACAGGTATTGCGGTGTTCCCGTGGCTGATAGAGAGCGATAATGACGCATCTTCTTCAATATAAACGCCGGGATAGGTCGGAGTTGTTGGCATGTTGCCTCCAATTATTGTGCGATATTCTGTGTGAACTGCAAGATAATGAATTCGGCTGGACGAACCGCAGCCATGCCGATTTTGACGATCATTTTGCCCTGCTTGATATCGTCATCGGTCATGGTGACGCCTTTACCGATTTGCACAAAATAAGCCTGTTCAGCTTTGCTACCCATCAATCCGCCTTGCTGCCAGAGGGAATGGAGATAGTTATCAATCGCCCGACGTACCGCTTCCCAGGTCGGTTGGCTGTTAGGCTCAAATACCGCGAAACTCATGGCGTTTTTAATGTCTCGTTCCGCGCTATTAAACAGTCGGCGAACCGGGATATAACGCCAGTTATCGCTGTCTTCAAGGGTTCTGGCTCCCCAGACCAGCGTACCGCTTTTAGGAAAGGTACGGATCATATTCAGTGCCTTACCTTGGTTATATTTTCCTTGCAGGTCGTCAGTCATCGGATATTTAGGTTGTAATCCGCCCTGAACAGGAACATTGGCGGGAGCTTGCCAGACGCCCCGGCTATTATCGACACTGGCAAAAATACCGGCCATGACGGCACTGGGTGGAATATCAACCGGGGCTTTCTTTTCTCCCCATTCAGCGGTCAGCCAAGGGTAGTAAACTGCGCCATATTGAGTTGCCGGATAAGATTTAACAACATCGTCTGGTTGTAGGCTTGAGGTTATTTGGGTTGTAGGGCCATCAAAAATGGCGAATAATCCTTTGCCTAATTGACAAAGTGTCCCGACGGCGGTGGTGATCTCTTCTCCGGCGGCAACCAATAGCGTGACATCATCCAATACCGGAACTTGCTGTTCTAAATCTTGTGTTTTGACGAGATAAGCATATCCTCCGCCGTTAATAAAATAGGCCCGCAGTGCGATATCAAGTTTATCGGTAGGATTAAATTGCCCACCTTTGAGTGTCAAATATTCCAGCCAGCTACTAATGCGAATATAGGGCTTACCTGATATTAATGAATTATTATTTGCGACGGCAAAAACAGGCACTGCCGTTGCACCCGAACGAACAGAGAGTGCTGGTGAAGCGTCCTCTTCAATATAAACACCGGGATAAGTTGGGGTTATTGGCATATTGCCTCCAAGTTATTGTGCGATATTTTGCGCGAACTGTAGGATGATGAATTCGGGTTGAACTAATGAGCCATACCAATGTTGATCATCGTGTGTTAACGCATGGATAATTGGCGATGTAAGACGATTGTTTTCTTCAATATAAACACTGAGATAGATCGTTATTGTGATCTATTAAGGTGCTTGAATAGTGACTCGATCCGCGACCAGTGCTATTTCTTGAATAGCGATATCATTGCTGGCGGCGTCAAAAGAGGGGGAAGTGAATGACGTTGGGAAGGCATTTGTCACATTCCAGGTCATCAGAATTTCGGTGCCGGTTTCGTTGGTCAGGCTAATGGCGATATCTTTTTTCTCAACTTGATTAAGTTGAATCGCATTAATCCAGTCAAAAAGCTTAGTGTCGCCAGAGAAGACGCCTTTACGCAGAGTAATATTGATCGATTGGCGTTGGCCCGGCATTTTATAGTAATTACCGGTACCATCTTTATATTCTATGACATCATGAGAGATATCGAGCCCGGAAACGTTGTTGAAAGGAATTTTCTCATCACCAATAGAGACAACAAACCGATAAGCAGGAATCGGATAGTCAACAGCAATTTGTTCTGGAGTTATAGCCATGATTTTTTCCTTGATTGTTTACATTTGAAATATAAGAAAAACGTCTATTACGTTGTTTTCCTTAGTACCTAACGATTGGGTATAGCTACCGCAACAACCTGATTTATAGAGGTTATTCTTTATATGAAATAACTTAGAATCTATTTCAGCTCATTACAAAAAGGCCAAACAAAATAGCCTCAATGGGCTAGGTAGTTATTTGACGACTATTTAAATCACTTTGGTGTAAAGCTGGCTGATTATAAGCATTGAATTTCTAAGCGTGACTATTAATTAACAATAATGGTAATTATTAATTGATATAGTAGATTTTGATAATTTTATGCATCAGCATATCTTGATTGATTTCTATAGCAGGGAAATAAAAACAGATCGTAACTTTAATCTTGATTAATATTTCACATCCATACTGTTGCTTATTGCCAGATGGATGTGTTTTATTTTCAGGTTATTTTCTATTGGTTAGGGAAAATGAGTTTGTTTATAATTTTTCTGATAAACTAATGACCGGGTAAACGCTAATTATAAAAATGATCATCAGAGAAATAATTTAGAAATTTTATTAAATTACAGGTAAAATAGTTTTCTTTTGCTATTGAAGATAGGTTGGTGTTAATAAGAGTAACCACACTTAAAATGTTTAGTGGGTTATTGATATCAATAAATAGATTAATGATGGTTTTTGAGGAGGATAAATAAATATTCTTATTTGGAGATGGTGTGTTGTTTTGATTATTTAATCTATGGGAATGACCATGCTGTATTCTGAGTATTGCAATAATGAAATAGAATCAGAAACCTATTGATATAATGGCACTTTCTTTTTAAGAAAATGGCCATTATATGAAAATAATTGTGATATAACGTGTTTTACGTATCACAATAGTGAAATGCTAAATTCCAATTAATTTATCAGTATTCTCTTCAACAATCATAATATCTATGCCATTTATCTTAATCACGGCGACCTGACTACTTTTCCATATTGAAAGAATATTCTTTATTTTAGGTAAATAATCTGAATGGGTAATACCGGAAGCTTTAAGAGTCACAATTCTATTTTCCTGATTTTCATTATTGACTGTAACGAATTCAGTGATTAGCTCTACTTTAGCCAGGGCAAGGCGAATATCTTCTGTACCACCTAAATCTGCACACAATTTATTTTCCAGAGCTTGATTGATTTGTGAATTATCTAGGTTTGATTTTTGATCCACAGAGGAGGAGGTTTTGCTGATTGGCATTACACTGTTTTCAATATTATTAAGTTTCATTGGTACGGTAATTGAGTATAATAAAGAGAGACGTGGGCGATTGCCAAGAGCCTGCCAAAAATTACCCAAGCTGTTTAAATTCTCCTGTTGTGGAAGAATTCGGGTATAGGCACCGGGAATGCCGGTTAATTGACGATTGTTAATTAATGCATTCAAAATGCGAGTCATGACTTGTGCTGCCTGATTATCCGGCTTACTGTCCGGGTTGGAACTGTCACTTGAGAGCTTATTTGCACCCCAGTAAGTGATTAGATAATTACAATTGATATTGATCCAACCAGGTAATAATGTATTGGTTGCTGGGTTATAACGCCTTGGTTCGGCAGAGCGTAATTTTAGATCTTCATGAATATCATAAAGAAATATGCTTACCATCGGTTTTGATTGAATGGAATTGATTTCTGGCAAATCAAAGTGGATATCAATTTTTTGACTTGGGATGTCTAAATATTTAATTAGAATGTCATTTAATGCTTTATTAATTTCAATAATTTCATTGTCGGAAGTCATTACAGATGTCATATTAACTCCAATTTTATCGAATGTTTGAAAAATCAATCAGCCAGTTTTATTTAGTTCAGGTATCACAGCTCGTTTTATATTTTTGGCGTAATATTTCATGGAGATAAGCAAAACAGATAATAACAGATCAATACGTTCCAGATGGGGATAAATCTAGTGTAATTCAGCCATTTTATAGAGGTTATTGGTAAGTAAGTAAGTAGTCCATATAAATCTTCTAAATGTTTTGCCAGTCGATGTGTAAAGGGCTAGCCAGCCAGGGAAGTTTTGCGATATTTAATGGCCACGGCCAATCGGCTAATAGCACGTCAAACGATTGACGCTGTACCGTGATTTTGATTTCCTGCTCATTTAGCAGTAATTTCCCCGGTCGTTGTAGAAACAATTGGCGGGAGTCATTACGGCTTAACTTTTTCCAGCCAGGAAGTTGGTTGATAATGGCATCTAACCATTGATTTATTATCAATTGTTTTTCTGGTTCGATAGGGATTGATTTAATATCTTTATCGGCCATTACCCCACACAGAACGTAATTCAGCGCTTTTCTTTCTACTTGTTTCTCTTCATTTCCCCAAATCAGGTAGTCAAGAAAGTCAACGGCACTGAACTGGGCCTGACGATGGATAAATTTCTGTGCTTCGAGTAGGCCAAGTTGATTAAACAATGTGGGGAGTGTCGGCCATAAAATTAATATTCCGGCATTATTTACTTGGTATTGAAGGGGTTGTTCAGATAATAAAACCCGTTCATAGTGTGGCCGGTTGATGGTTCGAAGTGGGTTATGGCTATTCCTTCCTGTGACTGATGTATTATCCGATGTTGATGATGCTTGCCGATCTTTGGCAATTATTTTCTGATTTGTTGGACGTTGATATTGCTGAACGTTTGAGAAATCAATGCTGTTTATGGCTGATTCTGCATCAGACTTATTTTTACCTGTATTGTTTGAAGTAAAATAGGCTGGCAAGTTCTGATATTTCCGAATATTTAAAATATCAACGTGAGTAATAATTGATTCTTTGTTGGATATATTTTTGTCTGAGCGGTTTGGCATAAAGTATTCCAATAGATATTGGTATTCCTCAACCGACAGATGATTTTGGCAAAGCCGCGAAACAGAAACTGTTTGCCAGAGTTGTTTCAGCCAACTATTTAATGCAGTGTTGTGGATCATAGATTGACGAAATAACCTAATAACAGATGCAGAATTAAGTCCACCATTATTAAGTTCAGTTGTAATTCGTGAAATGATTTTCTCATTGGGTTTAGGTATTTCCTTGATATTATGCCGCTGTATATATTTCAATGCATTGAGTATCAGTCCCCCGAGGGGGACCTGCTTCTCCTGATATTGTAAATGGTTTACCTTTTCAGATAGTTTGAGGTTGATAGCGTTTAATAAATCAGGTTGTTTTAGAGCTAAAAGCCGTTGCAAACTTTGTTCAGATAAACAGCTTTTTGCTAATAACGGTATCCATTTATCTTTTAATCCTGATAATTGATTAATTAGTTGCTTAATGTTGATGTTTTTAATATTCGCTATTGCCTCCATTGGGTTTAATCTGGAATCTTTCTGATTTAAATAATGAATAAAATTCTCAGCATCAGCTAAGTGATTACTATGTAATAAAGATATATTATCAGTGGTTTTCTGAGATATCGGTATTTCTGATAGAATATTTTTATGCTGATTATTTATTTTATATTTGTTCAGTGCTTTACTCAGAGCTGCATTAAGACGTTTACGGAATAATAAATTAAAATTATGTGAGTTTATTTCTCCAAGATTTAAGGTTAATGATTCTAAATAGATATCTTGTTTAATGAAATTCTGACTAAAAAATAAATTAAATAATTTGTTTATATCATGCTGATTAAGCAGTGATCCATGTAATACTTTTTTAGCTACCTGTACGTTATTAGCTTCAATAGTAATGGCAATCCGATTTAATCGATTTGGTCCTTGAGTCATATTAATATGCCTCTTGTCATTAGGAATTAATGAGTCATTTAAATTTTAAATTGTGTAATATATTAAAGTTTCATCATAAAGGCTAAAATATAATAAGGTGACATTGTATCGACTTGATGTGTATGCACGGGAAGAGTGGTTGAGGCTGTATGATTATGGCCTCTTCCTCCACCGACTGCATTAGTATAAGGCCAGTGGTGATCACGATTATCACCTTTTGTCCATTTTTCACCTGACTCATTGTTTATTATACGAAGGTTCCTAAGCCCATTACTGTCATCATGTAGTGAACCGAATCTCAAACCGGAAGAAGTAGTAAATCCACCACCCTGCATATGTTGGTGGTAAGGTATTTGATCTAGATTTAATATAGTATCATTCACCCTAACATCCATTATTTGTGTTGGATTTCCCCCACTATTAACGATAAAGGATTTGGTATCTTTTTGTCCTGTGGCAATATTTCTACTGGCTCCTCCGATATTAGCAATTGAACCACCTAGTATAAATCTGTCAATTAAATTCGGTGTACCATTATTACCATCACACAAAGCCCAACCTGTAGGGACGTTATTACCGGAGAACATGACAATCATTCCTCTAGGCAGGACTTTACTGGAATCAATACTGACACCGTTGGAATCAACAGTGATACCATTACTTGCTTTGATTGAAACTCCATTATTATCAACAGTGATGCCGTTACCTATTTTGACTGAGACCCCATTAGTATCAACATTGATACCATTACTAGCCTTGACTTGGAGGCCTTTATCTGTACGCCTCAATAATCCTGAATCATCGTGATTTAATATAGCCAAGCCGTCATTATTAACAGTAAGTCCACAGTCTCTATTGGCTAATTTAATAGATACGCCTTTATCGTCGATATTAATACCATTAGAAGGCTTAATAGATAGTGCTTTATTATTAAAGAGTAAACCTCCGGTAGAATTAAGAGTTGTCTGTAAGGTTCCGTCATCTGTCAGACTTAGACCATCACCAGGTTTACCTGATTGACCGGGGGCTTGTCCGGTTGCTCTGCGGCCAATATCGGCAATATCAATCAGGTCGGCATAATCGGTTTGTAATGGAATGCTGCCTTCTTTAAAACGGCTTTTTAAATCATCTGCTGAGGGACCTATTGATTTAATATTGGTGTTTTCTTTACTAGATTCTAAATCGGACAATTCGTGTTTCTTTTCCATTTTTATCACCTTATATAGTATTAAGTAGTTTTGTTTTAAATATTTTTCCAATATAGCTGTATAATAAAATAGAAATGGTGAAGGATATTTAATTATGAAATAAATGTTTTTGGTGTTACATTAACTCTCTTTTTTCAGAGAAAAACTAATTTTTTCTTTTATCCCCTTTAGATTGAATCTGAAAATTTTCAGTTAATATATTTTCATTATTATCGTTATTAAGATGAGTATTCATCTTAATTTCTTTTTCAGCATAAGGCACATATAATAACTGATTATTGATGATCACCTCCGTGTTCCATTCAGTTCCAGATTCACCAATTACCTCAATTCGTTGCTGTTTGGTAGCAATTCTCATACTACCTGTACCCGTTGATGCAGAAGGTAGACGCCCTAGCGTTAAAGTTTCTAAGATTTTATATGCTTCGTCTCCTAAAGGAGCGCCATTGTTTTGCCAGCGCTTGTAGGTGCTGGCAAAATTCCTAAAATGTTCAGGTGACAGCCAGTGAATAATCATTGAAAGGTGAACTGGAAGTTCGGCTAAAATCTCAGTTTTTACCCACGATTCCAGTTTGTAAGGATCGACTCTGTCGCTCTCAATTAACTGGCGATTAATCACCGTGCTGACCACAAATGAAAAACGATCTGTTTTGGCATATTCTTCGCTGGAAAAATGCCAGCGGTAACGCCATGCTTTTGCTTCTGATGGAAAATCATTTCGTGAATCTACATTTCGTTTGAGTAATATCAAGCCCTTAATATGATCGAATTTAACCACTTTTGCTTTAAGTTCAAAATCAGATGCCAAATCAATGTTAACCAATGTTTTCTTGGATGGTTTAGACGGTGTAATCACATATTTTAACGTTATCTCATCACCCATTTTGATCATAGCAGGAAAGGGACTTTGGGCGCTGGAAGTAATCCATCGTTCATCTTTTGTATTACTTTGATATGCGGCACTGGCATAAACCAATTGATAATCCATATCTTCCAACCACACTGGACTATTGCGCCAGCGCAGATTACCTTGTTTAAATGCCTGCTGCACTCTGTTCAGATTGTGCTCAAGAGCTGCGCTGTTACGGATGCTAAGGGAGAATGTATCCTCTTTAACCTCAGTAATCATTTGGCCCCGCAATGTGAATTCTCTATCACCCTCAATAATAATCAGGTTAATCACTTGACCTTGCAGTAACTGGCTTGCTGTCCCTTGCTGAGTGATCTTTATTTGATCACCTTCAACTTCCAGAGAGTCAGGTCGTTGCTCAGTATCTAATTTGGCATCAGGTTTTACTGGTAAAAGTTGACGATGTTCAATCAGGTAGAAAGGCAGGTTAGCCAGATCCGGGGTTTCACTGAAACATTCTCCGCCCAGACCCAGTCGGGCGGCAATTCGTTTTTGCAGTGCTGACACTTTATCAATACGAATATTATTACGCTGGTAGGTTAGTTCCGGTTGCTGTGCCAGATAGCCACGTTGGGTGGATAGAAAATCCCGTGGATTGAGTGTGAGTGATTTGGTTGCACGCTGAGCGCCGAAATAGCTCAATAGATAATCCAGAATAGCCAGTTCTTTTTTGTAATTTTGTTCATGAATACCATCATCATTATCGATTCGCGCATCATGATTCAGTTTGTTAATTAAATCAGGCATTATCCTTTGATGAACATCCTGACTGACTGTATTCGCTTTAAAAGGCCATTGTGTGCCATATACCGTATTTCCCCGCTGCTTGAATGCTAATAATTTTGGTAATAGGTCAAGTTCGGCACAGCGATTAGCCAGCATTTGTTCAAAAGGTAGGAGAAATTGATGCAATTGTACCTGCTGTTGGGTATTGGCATAGGTTTGCAATCCATAGCAGGCCGGTAATTTATTACTTACCGGGTAGTAATCCAGGACTTTTCGGTGTTTTCCCCAATTCAATAATTCCGGCAGTGTATTAATCAGCGGTTCTGCAATGATCTTTTCCTCTATCTGTTGTTTGGAAACGATAACTGTAACCCCACCTTTGGTGGTAATGGTGAGTGGGCTGGTTGGTGAGGTAATCAATGTTAAGGGATCGTCGCCCCATAACCTGGGGTAATATCCTTGGGTAATTTTCCAAGACCAGTTATCTCCCGGTAAAGGAGAAATGGTTTTATCTTCCTGATGTAATTCTAATGTGAGTTGGGTAATGTTTTGTACCCCTTTGATAGCCAGTAACTGGTTAACCAGATGGCTGAGGTTTAATATTGTCGGGTGGTTATAATCTTTGGCTTGAGGTAATTCTGGTATCCAGCCGTGGCGTAAATAAGGGCCTGAAAATATCTCTTCGTGGCTGTAACCCTGTTCAGTCATGGCCTGAGTGGTATAACGCGCGGGCTTTTGTAGAACTATTTGTTCTGCCGTCATATAAACTTGAGCGAATATATCAGCAATATTTTGGATATCATCATTAAGTTCAATACCAATCTGCAAAGGGAGATCGATGGGTTGCAGCCAGATAATATGACTGACTGATTCTCCCAGGTTGCGGTTGTCTTTCAGAAAAGTTTTTAAACTTTCTTGAGCCTGAGTTTGATTAGCTTCTGTTTTTCGGCTTGGAAGTAAGTAAAGCCAATAGTTTCCTCTCAGTGTTAATCGCTCACTGTCTGATGTTGCGTTGTTGATAAAACTGTATTCACGTTTCTGTTTGTTATACCAATATTCATAGCGTTGATTTTCAGGTTCACGGATCAGTAATGCATCATTGAAGAAGAAATAACCTGCTGTTTTGGCATCGGAGAGATCGTTGCTATGCAAATCCAATAAAGCACGGCGATAATCCTCTACAGTGATTGGACCGCAGGTGAGTATTTTCTGGGGGCCAAACTCCTGTGGAAAAATCCCGTCTCTGGGTGTTCGCTTCTTTTTATCTGGTTCTCCTTCTGGTGTAAGCAGATCTCGCAGTGGCAGCGAATGACGGTAGGCTAAATCCGATGCGCCATAACAACAGGCTTCCAATAGGGTGATACCGGGATCGTTTTCACTGGTATTACTCCAGCATTGGCTGGATTGCTGTTCAATAACCGCTTTGGCCTGAGTGAGTAAGGCATCGAAGGCAATATCGTCTCTAACGATGGGAAACAAAGCATCCTGATTATTCATGATCAACTCCTTGGCGTGGAGAGCTCTTTTCTGACCAAATTAAAATAAGCACTTCATTATCAGCTGCTTCTATACTTTCACCCACGGCGCTCGCGGGCTGGTTAGCTTTTTTTAAGCTTAAGTTAGTGACTCGTTCAACCAAAGGTGATTGTTGGATGGTGGCTAATAACTGGTAGTAATCAAGGCGATTGCCGGGCGTTACGCCGATAGTGGTATTTTCTCCCCACGGCATATATGTTCGACTTAGTTCCTGTTGTAGCTGGTGGTGGCCGTAATCGGCATTAATACCTGGAATAAACACCAGTTGATAGCTGATCAGAACATCAATGTAGGTGGGATTATTAATCTCAATGGTTGTCCAGGCACTGCTTAACGTGTCTAACCATTCGAACATTTCTGTCAACCGGGCTGGGTTCAGGGCTGGACGTAGTGCATCATCGTTATCTTTGTAACGGCTATCAGGGATGACAATTAATTGTTGCTTTTCTGGGGCCGGGATTTTAGTTAACTCGCTGCTAGAGGGGTATTTAACATCAAACAGGCTGACAAAATGATCTTTCAGTAAGGTAGCAATGTTTCCCCAGCTCATCACCCGATTGCGGTGGGACAGTCGGGCAGGAACTCGCGCGAGGAAGGCTGGTTCGGTTTCTTGCGGGCGCCCGTTCCAAGATACCCAAGGCTGAGTGACACCGCTGATGGCAACTGATGCGTTGACTGGCTGTTTGATACTCCCTGCGGATAATCCGTTGATAAAGTGATTATTCTCAACGGTTTCTGCGTTGATTAAGCTGGCAGTTGTAGCGTTATACAGTATGCCTTGAATTCTTGGGTAATCTTGAGGGGCAATCTTATTGGTTATCTCGGCTTTCAACCAGTATCGACCGGTTGGCATCAGGGTTGCTTGATTTGAAGCATCCGGTGGCAATAAGGTGCGCCAGATTCCCCGATCAAACAGGTTGCGGGTTTGGTCGTCAACTAGCTGAGTTAATGGTTGCCAGGTATTTTTCCGATTCAAATAAAACCAGGATAAAGCAAGTGTTTTAACACCTTCCAACTGCCAGTACAGGGATAAAGTTTGCCCTGGTAAGACGCCGATAAAGCCTAAATAGAGTGCTTCGTTGGCTAATGAAGGGGGTTCTGCGTTTGCATCTCCCCAACCAAAAGGGGTCAACGGATAAGTGGAAAATTGCTTAGTTTTAGCGCTGAATTGAACCTGTAATGTACTGATTTGCGGAGTATAAGGGGGATTCTTACCTGTAGGATTTTGCCAGTATTGAGTGTGCATAAAATCCTGTTCAGCCAGTTCTATGCGAATCGAGGCTGGCCAGTCATTGGGTGCAGGGGTGTTTGCAACAGGGTAGTTCATTACAGGCAAGGTAAAAGTGAGGTTTTTTCCTTGTGGTGCACTTGTTCCACTAAATAATGACTGAGTTGCATTGAACGCCTTTCTTCCTTGAGGCGTGACTAAATAACCCTGAACTTTAAATACGTCATTATTGTTGGGCTTAGGATCATACTTTTCATACCACGTTGAAAAGTTCACTTTAGGCAAGCCAACCCATTGCGGTGTAAGGGTAAGTGTCGCGTTTTCAGAGCCATACCATTCAGGGGCGATTAGATTAAAGCCAGAACCCAGAGAGGGTGATTGACTAAACGGAAAACTGGTTGAATCGGTTTGTTCAATACCGCTGTCAGAGGCATAGCGCACACTGCGGTTGCCGTTAATGCTAATTTCAATACTCGTCACTTTAGGCAGAATAAGGCCCTGAATGGTGCCCAGTTTTAATACTGGTACATCAAATTTCATCCCATCAAGGGTACCCGGTGGCGTAGTGGGAGCATCATCGGATGATAATCCGAGTTCAATAGTCGTTTTGTCGATAAGTTTTACTGACAAAGAGAGCCAGCGATTTTCTGTGCTGATCATAGCGGTTATATGCTTAGGATCACCCGCCCAACTGCTTGCCAGAGTCACTTTAATACGACGCTCTCCTGTGGGCATAGCAAACAGGGGAGTGGTGATCAGGTAGCCAGACAGAACCGGGATATCATTAGGTGTTGGGCTAAAAAGCCGGAGACCTTGCTCTGGTAATTCAATACCATTTGAGTGGTAAAGAGGTGTTGCGGATTGCCAACCATCATTATTTTTCCGGTACCAACGCAGGTCGGTCAGTGTTCCATGATTCGCCAGTAAATCCGCATCTGATGCATACTGTAACGGGGTTCCGGCACTATCTTGTCCGGCATCAAAGAGCGTTCCTTGAACCACTAGAGATTCAGCACTCTTTGTATTCAGGGTAACCCCTATGGCAACGCAATCCGCTTGGGCACTTCTGGGTTTAAGACCTAATAATTGCCGATAATAAAGATCACGGTGTCTTACCGGGAAAGTATTGAATAATATTTTGGTTGTTTCTAGTAGTTTTAAAAAAGCCAATACAAAAGCTTGATGTGCCGGCAAAATGCCATTTGCTTTGTTAACGTGTTGGTAAATATCGGCCAATTGCTGAGGATTGTTTTCCTGAATAAAGTAAAAGCTGTCCCAAAACTGTTTTTTCTCTTGATCGAAAGGGATTTTTTCAGCGTATTCTTTGAGCCAGTTTAAAATATCCAGTGTGCTTCTTTCATCAAGTTTAAAAGCCGAATCTGGCAAGATAGCGGCGAGTTTATTTGTTAACTCGGTGTGTCCCATATTTATACCACCTGTATTTGAATATATCTCTGATATATTTTCAGGATAGGGTTTTTATTTGAAGGCGAGATTAGATAATCTATTTATTCGGCACTGACAATATATTGGCTGGCAATAAAACGGCCTTTCCCCATACTTGGTGTCGTCATATCTGGTACGCCCATTTGAGTTTTTGCCGGTTGTGTCGGGGTGAAACGGGCAGTAAATTGTTGTCCGATCACGATGACCGTGGCAGTGCTGCGGCAAAAATTGGCTTGCTGGCTGGTATCTAACTGGGCAATGGTGACTATCCCCATGCCGGGTATTGGGTGGCTAGAGGTAATATACTGCGCCTGAAGTTGTACTTTTTTTTCGTCACCCAAAATGGCGATCTTTTTACCCTGTATTTGTGTGTGTCCGCTGCCTTTGATTATTGCTGGTCCTAGGATTGTGACCTGTCGGTTGCCGAATAACGGTTCGAACAGCAAATTGTCACCATCAACGATCAAGTGTTTGCTCATAAGTTCATCCGTAACTGGCCCTCGTTGACTTCAAGAATGCCGTCAAGCTGTTGGCTGATTTCGCTGCCTCTCAGCGCGTAAGTAACCTGAATATGCAGAGTATTGGGTAAGTTCGTTTTCTGGCTCACCTCAATCGTGGTAATGTTTGCGCGGGGTTCATAGCGTAGCACTCGTTCTTCAATCCGGGTTTGGAGTTCTGCCATCAGTTCATCACTGATATTGGCAAAGAGATAACCATTCAGACCACAACCATAATCTTCACGCATAATTCGTTCGCCGGGTTCAGTGAGAAAAAGAATTTTTATACTCTGACGAACATTTTCCGCGCCTTCTGCTATTTTGACACCGGTTAATATTTCTGGGTCCGTATCATCTTTGATAAAAAACTGTGGCGGAAATGCCCACCCTCGGCCATAAATATCGGCTAATATTTTGTTTGTCATCTCACTGTCCTATTATTGTGTTAAGTTAATTTTCGCCCCTTTAATATCGACGCCAGATTTTCCCGAGGCTGACAGGGATTTTTCGGCCTTAAGTATAATTTCTTGGGCATTAGTATTTAGATTTTTAGTTGAATTAAGTGTGATATCTTTATCCTGTTGCAGAGATAACGAATTTTTTCCGCTATTAAGGGCGGCAATTTTATCTTGATGATTGAACACTAATGCTTGTTGATTATCTTCTTGTTTAATGACTAAAGTTTTTATTGGATTTTTTTCACTGGGTTCTATTGGCGCTTTATTTTTCGGGTTGTGCATAGATCCTAATATCACTGGGAAACGTGGGTCACATTCAAAGAAACCGATAATTACTTCATCCCCCGGTTCTGGGTAGAAACAAAATCCACTTTCATGGCTGGCATAAGGTTTACCCAGTCGGGCAAAAAGCACGCGGTTGGTTAAGTTTAACGCCGGTATCCTGACCGGAATACGGTCCAGTGACAGCTTGTCCTGTTGGTATTTTCCCACAATGCCTACATGCAACTCTTTAACCTGCGGGACCGCCGATTCTATCTCCGACAATAGGCCTAAAGTTAACCGGGTGCGCCAGCCTTGCCGTTGATTGATGGTTTGACTGACGCCAGTGATAATGTCTTTACCATCCATCCCCTGGCCGAAGTCGCTTAATGCCAAGATATGACCCGGTTGATAACGATGATCGCCTTCGACTTCAAAACTGCCGGAGACGTTATGATTTCTCGAGTTATTCATAATGCCTTGAGCAAGGTGTTTGGCTTGTTCATTATCTTGGGGGTAGCTGAAAACCCATTGCCATTCCTGATCGGTCAGAGGCACCAAACTGTTTGGCGCGAGTTGACCACTGCCAAGCCTGCTGTTTTTTGCTTGAGCTGCCTGAGACAGTTTTTGTTGGGCGATATCCCAGGATTGTACGTTAACTGTTTTGGGGCTGTGCCGGTTATCAAATTGCAGATCTGCTTCAAACAGAACAATGTCTTGATCGCCGGCTTGTTGTTTAATCGTATGTTCGGTTGATTGATTAAGTGATTCCGGTGTCGCCAGCGTGACAGTCTCGTTGCCGGGCAACAGCCAGGTATTGGTCGCGGCCAGTCGGCTTTTTAAGAATTTCCAGTCATTGCAACGGAATTGGACCATTTGCTCATGCTCAGTTTTAAGCTGAGGTGCCTGTTCTATCGTGACGGGTATCCCTGCCTGCCTGAATAGTTTTCTGATAATAGCCTCATCACTCTGTTGGCTGAATAGCTGTGAGTGGAAACTATCAGTGAGTTTTTGCAGTGGATGTTTTGCCGTTAGGGTAACCAGATTGTCCTGATTTTTGAACTTAAGTGCTTGTCGAACGATGATCCCCTTGAACAACACGGTTTTTTGCAGTTGTACGATCAGTTCTTGATTGGGCCGGCAACTTGTGAGTTCAGCTTGAGCTTCGGTAGTAAAAATCGCGTTGGCATCACCGACTATGCCAAGGGTAATTTTGGCTGAGGGGATACTGTTTATTTGGTGGTTTGTGGTCAGACTGATAACGGAAAACTGGCTGAGAACTTTTCCCGCTATTTTAATGTCTATTTCCGGTATCTTCATGCATCCCCCTTTGCCTGTAGTATTTGCCCTGGGGTGAAGTCCTCAAGATTATCCAGATCGTTTTGCCAGGCCAGGGAGAGATAATTGATGCCGTTTACCAGAGCAGCTCCAGCGCCTAAGGCGATCAGTGGTAGAGAGGTTATATCGGCTACTCTGACTGCGGTAACCGGCGGCGATTTTAATTGCTTCTCGGTGGCTTGAATAACGAAGCTTTCGTCTGCCACCAACGATAAGGCGGCGCTGGCTCGCAGCGGGGTGGCGTCCCGGTCAAACAGGGTGTAATTGATGGTGAGGTCACTGATCCGACAGGCGAAATAGCCTTTGTTTTCCCAACGCATTTTGCCCCATTCGATTTTAAGAAAGTAGGGCTCGTTGGTGCTGGCATCTATAGAACACAGGGCTTTCAACTTCTCTAGTTGCTCTTCTACCGAGATGTTGTTGTCGGGCATAGTGGCGTCAAACAGCAGAATTAAAGACAGACCGGCGGGTTGGGATGATGCATAGCGGCTGCTTTGGCTGGCACGGTTAATGCTTTCATCTGGTTGATAGTGAGTTTGATAATCCAGTTGGATCCCATCGGGATTATACATCGCCTGTAACTTGTCTACGGAGACTTTCCCTTCTCGATCCTTGAAAGCAGTGAGGGTGAGTTTGGACAGTCTGCGTTCAATTAGATTCATAATGGCCTCCTGTCTCACGTAACGCCTCTAATACTTCCTGTTTCACGATCTCAATCAGACGGGCATTATCCAGCGTCTCCTGAGCTAATGTCCGCGAGGTTGTAGGAGTGCCTGTAGAATCAGTGACTTTAGCCTGAATAATCAATTCTTTAATTTCGACGGTCATACTTTTGCTCCCAACCAGTGCATATTTTGATAACGTAATTCCAACGAGTTCACCAGGATGGCATTGCTATTGGCATCAAAGTCGCTAGTGGTCCAGCGAACGGGCAATGCATTGCTTAACGTCCAACTTGCTACGGGTAACGAATTTTCATTGAGTAACATGATCACGACATCGGCATAAATCGCCTTCTCGCCACGCAGGACGCGATCAAATACCAGCGTGAGCGGTGTTACTATCATCACGCCACGTTCCAGCAGCAGGCTGCCGTGTTGGATCTTTTCAGCCAGCCAGATGTTTCTGGCGTTTTCTCCACCTTGACTATGTTGGGTGGTTTGCAGCTCACGGCTGAGACCCGATATCCGTTGAAAGGCGATATCGAGTGGACTGGGAATGTTGTTAAAAAGAAAACTGGCGATAAAACGGTGTGACACCGACGGGATGTAGAGGTTGTTCATATTTTGCCTCTGTTTAACTTAGCGGATGGTGCCGGTACGGGTATCAAATGTCAGGCTTAGCTCAATAAATTCCGCTGGAATTAAGATTGCTAGTCTGATTTTGATAATCATTTTTCCAGCCCGTACATCGGCTTCGCTCATTGATTCATCAATACCGAGTAACACTTCAAACGCCTGTTCTTCCTGAGTGCCCCGTAGTCCGCCGTTTAACCATAACTGACGTAGCCAGTTGTAAGCCTGACCTTTAAATTTCATCCAGGTGATAGCGTTATTGGGTTCAAAGACAAAGGCACGGCCCAGTTGAGTCATATGGGCTTCGATATGGGAAACCAGACGACGGATCTGGATATAACGCCAAAGGGAACCGGGGGTATTATCTAGAGTTCGGCATCCCCAGATCCTTATGCCTTTACCGGGAAAGCTGCGGATCAGATTCAATGAAGTGCCATTCGGGTTAAAAAGCGCATTAGCTTCAATATAAGAACGTGCTGGACTTATCACTTTGGCTAACGCGACGTTCGCGGGTGCGTGCCAGACCGCCATTTGGTTATCGTTACGCTGGATGACGGCGGCCACTGCCGCAGTAGGCGAAAGGACAACAGGCCGATCTTGTTCCTGATAGGTGCTTTTTAGCTCCGGCCAGTATACGGCGCCCCATTGTCGATCATCGGAAGAAAACTGTTCTAAACACTCAACCGCTAATGCCGGATCGTCTGGGGCATCCAGTAATCCCATAATGCCGCGTCGGCTTTTGCAAAGATTGAGCACCGATTGCCAACATTGTAACCAAAGATCTCTTTGGGCATTCTTGGTCGTTTCCATCCGATTAAAACGGATGGCATCCGGGATGATAATTAGGGTAATTTCGCTCTCTGCGGAGATAGTTTGTGTAACCCACTCTTGTTGCAGCGCGGTAATCAAAGATTGAAAATTATTGTGTGTTCCATTAGTACCCAGTGACAGGGCATAGGCTTGCTGACCGCCGTTTTCAAAAAAGTGACGTATGGAATAGTACATTAATCCTGACTCGTCAAATGACAGGGCAAAATCGGCCAAGTTGGTGAGCTTGACGGAAGTTTTATCTTTAACGCGGTTGTTTTTATTGACGGGAGGTTGGGTATAACCAATAAAAACCGGTATGCCGATAAATGCATTATCCTGTTTCTGGGATATTAGACTTTCTATGACGGTTATGCCTGGCTGTTTTATCTCCATTATCGTCTCCTCAATGACAAAATGGACGCGGCATTCAGCCGCGCCTCAGTACGATTACTGTGCTACATTTTGTGAAAACTGAAGAATAATGAATTCCGCCGGGCGTACTGCGGCTATACCCACTTTAATAATCATTTTTCCTTGTTTAATGTCGTTATCAGACATGGTGATATCTTTACCAATCTGGACAAAATAGGCTTCTTGCGGTTTATTTCCCGTTAATGCCCCTTGTTGCCAAAGTTGATAGAGGTAATTTTCAATGGCTGACCGTACTCGTTCCCACGTAGGCTGGCTATTAGGTTCAAAGATGGCAAACTGCATTGTCCGACGAATATCGCGTTCTGCGCTATTAAATAGACGTCGTACCGGGATGTAGCGCCAGTTGTCATCATCTTTCAGAGTACGCGCTCCCCATACGACAAATCCTCGATTATTGAAATAACGGATAGCATTGATGCCATCTTGACTGATGGTTCCTTGTTCATCGTCAGTGATCCGCTTGGTGACATCACTAATTCCGTTAAGAACAACATTAGCTGGAGCTTTCCAGATTCCACGGTTGGCATCTGTAGCACAGTAAACACCTGCAATTACTGCGCTGGTAGAAACAATACCTACTTTTGCGTCCTGTATTTTTTGGATAACTTCTTGGTAGGTATTTTCGTCCTTCACTTTAAGTTGGGCGAGATTTGTTATTGCTGTGTCCTTGTAGCCGGTGATGTTTACGTTCTTATCTTCTGGCTGCCGGATTTTAAGCAGGGGATAATAGATTGCTGCTTGGTCTTGTTCTACAAGGCTGGCGGGTATAGCCGGTTTTCCTTCTCCATCTATATTTGTGTCGGCAATCAGGAAATATTTTCCGTGGTATTTGGGATTGTTAAGCAATGGGGACAGGCTGGCATACACGGTATTTTTATAAGTAGCGTCCAGCTCTGGGCATATTAACAGTGTGATATTTGCCGCTTGTTCGATCAGTTCTGGTATTTTCGCCAGTGTTTTTTCATCATTAATATCTTTTAGCGACAATATATAGCAGGGGCCTCCGCCATTTTGAAAATAGAGTCTTAGGGCGTCATAACTTGGTTTATAAACCACACTAATATTAGTGGCTGCTGCATCTATTATTGGTTTCTCTTCTAACTGTACAGATGGATTGATTGGTGTTGATGTAATTGATATCGATACAGGATTGAGCGGGTATTGAGTGGTGAAGTCCAGCCAACTACTGACACGTATTACTTGTAAGGGGGAATTGTTCTCTTCTGATGAAAATCGCCCAATAAAAACGGGGATTGCGGTATCTCCTTGACTGACAGAAAGCGCTAATGAAGTATCTTCTTCAATATATACGCCAGGGAAACTTGTTTTTGTGACCATGTTACCTCCAATTTATTATGTAATATTCTAAGCAAACAGCTTTATACCGTGAGTCAGCGAATTAATATGGGTAAATATTTGAGGGGCGTCAGGAACAGAAGAAATACGGATAGAAATTACGCCTAAAGTTTAAGGTACCTGAATGGTTACTCGATCTGCTGCCAGTGTTATTTCTTGAACAGCAATTTCATTGCTGGTGGCATCGAAAGAGGGGGTGGTTAATTTGATTGGGAATGCATTCGCTATGTTCCATGTCATTAAAATTTCAGTGCCAATTTCATTGGTTAGGCTGATTGAAACATCTTTTTTTTCCACCCGATTGAGTTGAATGGAATTAAACCAATCAAAAAATTTAGTATCACCAGAGAATATACCTTTACGTAGCGTAATATCAGTCAACTGATATTGTCCCGGCATTTGATAGTAATTACCTGTGCCATCTTTATATTCTATTCTTTCATGGGAAATGTCGAGTCCGGAAACACTGTTAAAAGGGATTTTTTCATCACCAATCGAGACAACAAATCGATAAGCAGGAATGGGATAGTCAACAGCGATTTGTTCTGGAGTTGTAGCCATGATTTTTTCCTTTATTCATTGTTTACATTTAAAATATAGAAAAAGCATTTATGCTTTGTTTTCATTATTACGGGGTTATGGATAGGATATAGCTACCGCAACAATCTGATTTACAGAAGTTATTTTTTATGTTGGAGAATTTATTCAATGATTATTTAAATCATCTTTTGTAAAACAAAATAATTATAGGCAATGAATTTTTAGACGGATTATCAATTAATAATAGTGGAGGGGATGTAATTGATATAGAAGATTATAATAATTTTATTCGTCGATAATATTTTGTTGTTTTCTATAGATGAAAAATAAATAACGGGATGTGACTTTAATATTGAATGACATTTAACATCTGTAAAGCTCTTTGTTGATGAATATTTTTATTTTTCAGGTTGTTTGGTTTCAGAAATGGAAAAGTCAGGGTAATTAATAAGGTTATTTTTTATTGGTTGGGGTAAATAGATTGGTTTTGTTTTTCTGTTTATGATTCTACCGATAAATTAATAATAAAGTCAAAAACTAATCGCATCAATGATTACTCATAGAAATAAATTAAGGTGTTTATTGAAAATAAATGTGATAGGAATGTGGTATTTAATACATATTGGCTTACATAAATATATTTTAAATAATTATGCAAGTGGTTTTAATAGGGTATATACCCAATGGATTTCAAGATGCATCGCGACGGCAAGGGAGCGAATCCCCGGGAGCATAGATAACTATGTGACCGGGGTGAGTGAGTGCAGCCAACAAAGAGGCAACTTGAAAGATGACGGGTATAGGAGAAAGTAAATAATAGTGCGCCACAGATGGCGCAAAAATTATTTGATCTGGTGCTGTTATTTCCTACCCATTGATTGGGTATTCTTGATAAGAGGAAAGCACATTATGCAAAATACGACATATAAAGACTGGTTAATCTCTTTTATTCCTTTGGACCAGGCATTTTATGCCAGATATTCGTGCCTTTCTTTTTGTATGAAGTGATATAATTCAGGGGAATCGGAGTAATAAATGTCAGCTCTTCTGTACGAGCGGGCATCATTGCGACGAATTCTGACTGTTGAAGAGTCTGATGGCTCATCAAAAATTCGGGATAATTAATTCCTCTTCTATCTTGTTTAATTTGCTGACCAATAGTTTCTTTATTCATCTCCTGCGGTATTAGTCCAGGAATTTCCATCTTGTACAGGTAGGCAGCGTGTCCCCCATATCCCCCACAATCTGTATTTATTCCTGTGGATACATAGTTCCTATTTGCACTTCTGACATGTCCTACCATATGCGCTGATGGCCCGTCACTAATAAATGCATCTGTCAATTCTTGCTTAATCTCGGTAACATGCTTTTTTGACCAGGGATAAAATCCACCTGCTGCTACGATTTTTTCAGGATCCCGATTATCTCCTCTGAAAATAATGACATCTTTTTGATCTGTCAGTTCTAATTCATGTTGACCAACTGGTAAAGTTGAGGATGCTATGCTATTAAAACTTGATGTTAATAATGTCTCAGGATCTATAGTGGGAGACGTTGGTCGATTAGCTGGTGATGTTGAACTTTCCGCGGTTGTAATAACTGGAAGTTTTGTTCCCTGTAATGATTTCGGTTTTGGTTTTGGTTGTGGTTTTGGTTTATTAATATTTACAGAAGAGCTGCTTGATGAAGAGGACATCGTAAATTGGGAAGAGGGTTTCTTGTTGTCAGATAATCCTTTTGCATTCAATGCCTTTATACGTTCACTTATTGTCAGCATACGGCTAGTAGGAGCTAAATTATCACTATCTATCAATGTTTGTGATGAGCGTTCTTTTTGCTTTTCATTTTTGTTAGATTCGTTTTCCATATTATCACCTATTAGTTTTTAGTAAGAAATATATAGAGGATAAATAATCATATTAAGAGTTTATGTTTAATTCAATAGCCTCACCTTACAGCATAATTCTGTATGTTCTGATTTTTTATTTAACTGTTTGTATTTTATGAAGGAATCACAAGATAGATAATTTAATTGAAATTAGTTTTCAGACTTGTCTTATTTTTTTAATGAATATTTTGTTGCAAGAGAGACTGACTAATCAGAAAAATAATAAAATAGATGGGTTTTAAGAATGGGTTATTATAGGAAATAACGGGAGCTATGTTATCAAATACAGCTCCCGGTTTTTTTATATAAATTAGGGTATATCCGTCATCTTTCAAGTTGCCTCTTTGTTGGCTGCACTCACTCACCCCGGTCACATAGTTATCTATGCTCCCGGGGATTCGCTCCTTTGCCGTCGCGATGCATCTTGAAATCCATAGGGTATATATTATTTAGCATCTGTAATACTAAATTTCACTTTGATGTAATAACTGTTTTTACTTCCACTCTTTATATATAAATTATTAACATCTAAAATACTTGTTTCAAGTTTCCCATTTTCTACTCTTCCAGCTTTAAAATCTTGGGAGTTGCTATTAATGATATTTGCCAGATAGACGCCCATCATGCTTAAATTTTGGATCTTTATTGCCAATGAGCGGAAACCTTCTGAATCATTAATCTCTAAAATGACATTACCATCTGATTTTTCTCCTCCTTTGAAATATAAATATTGTCCTATTGCTATTTCACTGAAATCAAGCAAGTTATTACTATATATATTGAAATCGGATAGAGAATGATTATCTGAAACTGTTTGCTCCTGCATTAATTCAGGGCTATCTTCTTCTTTTCCAGGTAAGAAGATATCATAATCTTCTCTTTTTAAAGCATCATCAAAGGTAATAATTTTATCATCTGTTGTCACCACGCCAATTACATATTCGCTATAATTTAGCGTGTTATGACTATTTGTAAATAATATAGATGTCAAAAGATATTTTATATCTCGCGGTTCATTAAGATATTCATTGATATTAATAACGGCAGTATCTCGTTTGGTTCTACTTGAACTTGCAGCTTTAGATTGTGGCAGCGTTTTTAATTGTTTATTTTCCCAATACTGTTCATGTTCATTTCGATAGCCGCGTGTTACGGCGTAAGAGTGAGTTGTTATTCTGGGTTTGCCATTATCCCAAATTTCTCTACACGCTAATACATGAATATTGTCATAATTTTTCTCCTTAATGAATTCAATAAGATCTTTAATACTGACTTTTTTATCAATAGGAACATTCGGGCTAATACTGAGTAAGTCAACCGCTGGTGTTCCATCATTTGCTCTTATTATTGTTTTTCTGTTTTCTATTAATGCCGAAACGTACTCTTTTTCTTTATCTTTTTCATACCATGAAAATTGATATTCTGCGACTTTAGGCACCGAGCTATTTTTTAATTTTGAAGCGCTAATACCGGTTGCATCTTCTGCCCTTAAATTGGTATGTTTTTCTATAACATTACCAATATTCTTTAACTGCTCAAGTTTCTTTTCAGTAAATAGCGATTTTAATAAGTCATAATCTTTATATCTGTCAGGGAATGCTGACCAGAATTTTTCATAATTCCCGCCAATAGCTGAATGAGGGTTTAATTTATTAAACTCATTAACAAATCGTTCAATAAGTGGATCATCTAACCGGTATTCATCTGGCGCCCAAAATATAAGGTTTTTATTTTTGGGAAATATAATGGGTCTGGCTGAATTTTCACGGCCGCCATGAGCGGAAAAAATGGCAGTTTTACTGGTGGCAGGAGTGCCATTTTTATTCCAGGCCGTATAGATATTGAATTTAGAGTTAGATTCATCAATCCCTACAATATAATCTGAATCACTGTTATCCAATATTTTAAATTTACCCACTTCTCCTTTATCCCTTGGCAAATAAAATGCACCCTGCCGAGTATCTGTTGTTGGCGATTTAACAAATGTTTTAGGTTTACTGGCATTTTCAGTCAGAATCTTTTCTGATGAATTTGTTAACGCTTGAAATTTTCTATATTTATTAATATATGCCAGCGCATAAGCTGATCTGGCTACTCTACCATTCCCATCGCCAAAAGGATGAATTTCAATTAAAGTTGAATAAATTAGGAAAGGATCAACACCATTAACACTCTTCGTTCTGGTTAAATAATAAGGAAGAATCGTTTGAGATGATTCCAGATGTGGAAATATTTGATCGCCAAAACCACGATAATGTCTTAAATTGTCACCTGGTTTTAAGCGATATAGTTCATCGTGCAATTGCGTTAATACATTAAAATCACTGATATTTTTGTCAATATATTTGGATAGCGCACTTGTGACATGTTGTGCATCATTAGCATTTGATGTACTTTTACTGACAATCCAATTTGCTGCTTTATTTAAATCACTGCTGCCTGAAATATCTTCAACATGAATAATTTTTTCCAGTTGATCTGAAAATGTTAGTTTTTCATCAAGGAAATTTGAAATATCATTAATTCGTTTTCGGTCATTTTTTAAAGCATAACTTCTTATTGTCACTTCATCTTCGAGTCTCCTGAAGGGTATTTTATTGATTGGATTTCCTTCATAATCTAATATGATTGAATCCTTTATCATTTTGTTGAGTTTTTCCCATCCAACAACTTCGGCCAACTCTTTGGCTTCTTGAGTTTTCATTAGGTGTGATTGTAAAACTTTTATCTTTTTCTCGGTACTAAATCTTGACCAATATTTCCGATCAAGAAATGATTTATACCTGTTTCGAATATTCTCTAGTTTCCACGGGTTAGTACCCGATCCAGGAATTTTTTTGATACTCTCTCTGGCTAATTGAGCATTTAATCCATAATTAACATTTATTTTTTTAATATTAAATTTATCAGTAATATATCCACCGCCATTTTCAATTAACTTTGCGCCGTTGGTAATTTTTCTACCGATTGCTCGATTACTGAAAATGACATGAAAAGTCGATGAAACCGTAAAATTAACCCAAGCTTCTTGTTGTAATGCGCTGCTCTCCTCATAAGTGTTCGCTATTGCGGATTGAATGAGTGGTATGATTGTATTGGCTGTGATGGTAACTAAATAACCTTTAATTGGGCTGACAGGGAGGATCATTGAGACCGCATCAAGAATTTGTCTGAGTATATTAAGATAATAATCAGCCATAATTTCACTTTCCGTATAGCTTATCTCATCCATATGTTCTATATATTTATCAAGAAATTCATCTACGGTGGTCCCGGTAGAGCCAGGTAGTTGATTAATGCCTTCATTGATATAATATTTCACATCTTCATTATTTCTAAATCTATTGATATATTTTTCATAATCACCGGTAACATCCTGCAATTTAATTAAAATATTTTCAACGTCGTTGTTTAATAAATACTTTATGTCTTTTCCGCTATATTCAATTTTATTGAACTCTTTGTGATGAATATTTCTAATAAAATCATAAACGGTGAAGTATTTCGTTATCGGTTTGGGATGATTTTTACATACATCAAAATGTCTATTAATTTTAGGCTTGCATTTATCAAGTCTTCTCTTTGAAATAATAACAGTAATTTCTTGGTCTAAACTAACGCGATCACCCGCAATCTCTTTGACTCTGGATTCAATATACTGATAAGGAGATAATATTTTTGATACAGTATCTTCTGCTGTTGCTAATCTTTGAAGTTTTGTAATAACGTTTTGGTTAAATTCACCTACTTTATTACTTAAAGTATTATTAAGCAGTTCTTGCTGCATTTCAAATGTGATCCCTTCAGGGAAAATGATTTTTTGTTTAATATCATCTGGTATATTGCCTTTCAATAATCCTAGAATCGAGGCTTCAACAATACTATCTTTAATTGTAAGTGGGGTTTCTATATCAATCTTAGAAGTAAGGTTATGTTCCTGACGCCACCCTTCAAAATAATCAATCAGAACCATATTATTAAACTCTTCATTATCAAAATTAGATTCATGATAATGATTTAACTCTTCGGAATATTTAGTCTTTAAATATTGTAGCGAAGTATATCCGTAAAAATCATAATTATAGGGAATATGATTGGACATCACGGTGAGAGAATCGGTATCAGGTTCAAATTGCCGATTTTTATTAAAATAGATCATTGCTTGATATTTGTTTTCTAACTCAGGCGTTGAATAAGTTTGTTTATGAATATCTGTATGATGAAAGGCCCTGAAATACCTGGCATAAGGCTCCTGTTCTACTCTTAATCCATGATAATTAAAATTTTCAGAGTGATATATTTCATAAGCTTTTTTAAAATCCTTTTCAATGAAAATCGCGATAGGAATGTCAGAATGGTAACCGCTATAAAATGGTTCACTGATTTGGTAATTAAATTGCAT